TTGCAAAAGAGCGTTGGGTAGATAACAAAGGTTGGAGCTCCCGACTTTGGGGGCATGTGAGAAACCTTGAAAAGCAAGTGAATGTACTGTTAACGCACGCCGTTACCGCAGGAGAGCCCGCCGAAACGCTTGCAAAAGAGCTTTCCGGGAGAACAGGCGTCGCCATAAGCCGCTGCAAGACGCTGATGCGCACAGAAGCTGCGCATATTTCAGAGCAGGCGTCTTTACAGAGCTACAAAGAAGCAGACGTGGAACAGTACCGCTATCTTGCGACGCTCGACAACCGCACGAGCGAAATTTGCATTGCGCTCGACGACATGGTGTTTTTTACAGACGCGGCGGAAACGGGCATAAACTACCCGCCCATGCACCCAAACTGTCGAAGTACGACGGTTCCCGACTACACGGCGCTTGAAAAGCAGATGCAGGAAGAGTACGGTATTGCGCTTGACGATTCGGGCATTTCCCGCGCTGCACGAGGGCAGGACGGAAAAACCTATGAAGTGCCGGCAAGTATGACGTACAGGGAGTGGAAGGCAGCACATGGTCAGGGCGGAGAACCCTTTCGCACGAAAAACACTGCGCAAAGGACTTCGCAAAGCACAAGCCAAGAACCCGCGCAGGCAGCCGAAAAAACTGTTTACACTCCGGAAAAAACGGGGTATAATAATACAGGGAATAGCTCAGCTGGTAGAGACCTTGCACAGCATATTTCCGTTTTAATTGGGATAGACTATTATATGGAAACCGCAAAAGAGGTTGAAGAAAAGCTTATTGGTGTAACGACAGACGCCGGTATTGAAATTACGGGTTACACAACGCACTTCATAGACCGCGTGATTGGGCAGATGGCAGAACCGCGAGAGGGTATAAGGATTGGTGTAAGTGTGAAGGATGCATTAGATACGCTGCAAAACGGAAAATCAGAACCGGCAGCTAAAAACCGCGATGGCGATATGCGGCAATCCATATTTGGTAAAACCAGCAGAGTTATGATTGACCCAACAACGGGGGACTTGGTGCAAGTAAATCCCAGGAGTTCTAAAATACAATGATATGTGTCTCAATACTATGCAGGAGGAGGGACAATAGATGGTTAACGTAACAGAAGAAGAGAAAGAATTTGTTATTAAAAATTTTGGCGAAAACTATTTATACGGCGAAGTTGACGACCTATTAGAAAAGTTAGATGATTGGATCGGTTTTTATGGCTTTGATAAGGGTTGGGTATTTAACGACGAAGGCCGAAGAGTGCAGCGCATGTATGATAATATTTACTACAATAACTAAACCGCTCTCTTATGAGGGCGGTTTTAAATTGCAAAGAATGAGCCGAAAGGCTCTTTTTTGATACCAAAATTTAAGAGAACGGGCCCGGGCGAAAGAACGGGAACGGGCAAAGGAGAAATTATGTTACAAGAGTTAGAACGCTTACAACCGATGTTAGAAGAAGATGCAGGAAGCGCTTCTGGCGCTGCGCAAGACGCGGCACAGGAGAAGCAGGAAGCGCCTGAAACAAAGCCGACGTTTGACGACATTTTGAAGGACAAAGAAATGCAAAGCGAATTTGACAGGCGCGTGCAGAAGTCCCTTGAAACGGCAAAGGCCAAATGGAAGAGCGAGGAAGAAGCGCGGGTGCAGGAAGAAAAGCGGCTTTCCAAGCTCTCTGCCGAAGAAAAGGCAGCGGAAGAACTGAAAGCGGCACAGGCGAAAGTTTCAGCTTTAGAGGCAGAAAAGGACGCGATTTTACTTAAACACGATACGCTGACAGAGCTTTCCAGCCGGAAACTTCCCGGCGCTTTTGCGGATTTTCTCGTTTCTAAAGATGCGGAAAGCACGAAAAAGAACATCGATGCATTTGAAACGGCTTTTCGAGACGCCGTAAATGCTGCTGTGAGCGAGAAACTAAAAGGCAGCGCACCAAAAGCAGGTGCTGCAAAAGAAACAGACCCGTTTTTAGCGGGCTTTGACAGTTAAGAAAGGATAAGATTATGGCAATTGATTACGCAACCAAGTACGCGAGTAAAATTGACGAAAGATTCGCACTCGCGTCGCAGACCGCAAACGCGGTAAACAATGACTACGATTTCGTAGGTACGAAAACAGTAAAGGTTTACTCTATTCCCACAGTTGGGCTTGTGGACTATAACAGAAGCGGCTTAAACCGTTACGGCACGCCAAGCGAATTGCAGAACTCTGTTCAGGAGCTTACGCTCGGCATGGACAGGTCCTTCACATTCTCGGTAGACCGCGGGAACTATGAGGACACACAGCGCGCAAACTCTGCAGGGCTTTCTCTCAACAGAGAACTTACAGAACAGGTAATTCCCGAAGTTGACCGCTACCGCTTGCTGAAAATGGCAATCGGCGCTGGAAAAATCAAGACCGGCGCGATTACAAGCTATTATGGTGAAGTGCTCGCCGCAAATGCAGAGCTCACCGAAGGAAAAGCGCCACTTACGGGAAGAATGCTTTTCGTATCTCCCACGGCGTATTCCAACATTAAGCTGGATTCCGCATTCGTTTCGGCGCGCGACGTGCGCGACAACCTTTCTGGAAACGGAGTTGTAGGCATGATTGACGGCGCAAGCGTCGTGGTACTGCCTTCTACGTATATGCCGTTTGGCGCAGAAATGCTTATGACACACAGAGTTGCCACTGTTGGCGCGCAGAAGTTGGCTGAGTATAAAGTACATGACAACCCGCCGGGAATTAACGGGTGGCTCGTAGAGGGCAGAGTATACTACGACGCTTTCGTGCTTGATAACAAAAAGGCCGCTATTTACGTTGTGCAGTCTACCGCAGGCGCTATCACCATTACTGCCGAAGCAGGAAGCTCCGGTAAGTGCCTCGTTACGATTACCTCTGACATTCTCGCTGCAAAAGCCGGCGCGAAAATCATGTATAAAGCCGGTGCAAGCCTTACGGCTCCCACGCTCGGCGCAGACGTATCAACGTGGACAGAAGTAACAGGCAGCTCTTTCGAGTTTGCAGGAACTGCAGGCCATAAGGTATGCGTGGTATATGCAATCGATGGCAAAGCTTACGCAGTTTCCAACCTCGGCACAGTTGCTTTAGGAGCGTAAACCCGCAATGATTGAGTTCATCACGCTGCTTTTGGGCGAAGAGCCGCAAGAGGGCTATTACGATTTTCTCGCAGAGAGCATCACCGAAAAAATTCTAAACTACTGCAATATTGACGCGCTGCCGGAAGGGCTCACTTATACCGCCGCTGAAATGGCAGCGGCGCTCTCCCGCGCAGTAGATGGTGTAGGCGGCGTTGCATCCATAAAAGAGGGCGACAGCCAAGTAAACTACGCGAGCGCGGCGGACAGCGTTGTTGCAGATTATAAAGCGCAGCTCAACCGGTATAGGAGGATAGGCACGGTATGAAACGCGAACTGGAGGCCTTTCGCAGCGACACGATGACCGTTTACCGCCCTGTTGCGGGAAAGACGACTTACGGCGCTGTTACAAGGCGATAAGATTGTCGCCGTAAAAGCGGGGCATACCTATACAGGCTTTGCCGATTACCCGAAAACCTATGCCTCGCACCTTGAAATCCCCCTGTATTGGAGGAAACACTGATGGCGGAATTTGATTTAAGCCTCGATAAGCTCATGAAATCGTTTACAGCAGGGGCAAACGCGGCGACGCAGGGAAAAATCTATAAGCGGGCGCTTACGTATCTCGGTAACACGGCAACGGGCTACGCAAAGATGCTCACACCTGTTAAAACGGGGACGATGCGGCGCGCATGGAAGCTGAAAGTCGAAGACAAGAAAGCGCAGCTTTCAAACCCGACGGAGTATGCGGTATACGTAAATGACGGCCACCGTATTGTGCGTGGCGGAAAGACGGTAGGCTACGTATCGCCGCAGCATATGCTTGAAAAGGCGCTTGACCAAGCAGAAGCGCGGAATATGCGGCTCGCACAAATGATGGTGCTGGAAGACTTAAAAAAGGAGATGGCGACGTATGCGGCTTGGAACAAATGATATAAAAGAAGCGATTGTCTCCATTTTGAACGGCGCGGGGTACCGCGTATATGACGAGCACGTAAGAGACCCTGACTTTTCGAAAGGGCCTCTTATTTTTGTGGAAGTCTCACCGGCAGCATGGGCGTTTGGCGGAGCTGGTATATACGAAACCCGGCGGTATATAATCGACTGCGGATATGTTGCCGGTGAGGTTCCGACGCGCCGTGAGATGTATGAAGCGCTTGATGCAATGCAGGATTTGCTTACACCAGCTATCCCGATTGGTGACAGAAGCCCGACGGTCGATGGCGTAAACTACTCCATTGTAGATGGCGTAGCGCACTGCATTCTTGAGATTGAACTCACACAGAAACGGATAGACAGAGAAACAGAGGACTACATGGAAACGCTTGATGTTTCTATGACTACGTAGAAAGGATTTGAAACTATGGGATTACCAGAAATTGTTATCAGCTTTCGGACCGCAGCTGAAACTGCAGTTACAAGAAGCTCTCGCGGCGTTGTCGCGATGATTCTTGATGACTCTACCGCGGCGACAAAGCTTACTAAAATTTACAAAGCAGCTGATATTGGCGCTGCTTTTACAACGACAAATGCGGGATATATTACGACTGCTCTTGACAACGGCGCATCCTGCGTTGTAGCAGTACGCGCGGAAGACGCTATCGCAGACACGCTTGCGCTGCTGCCGGCACAAAATTTTGACTGGCTCGTGTTTCCAGAAGCACAAGCTGCAGACGTCACGGCAATTGTCACATGGATTAAAGCCCAGCGCGCAGACGGAAAAACCTTCAAGGCAATTGTTGCAAACGCGACCACGCCGAATAGTGAGGGCATTGTCAACTTTACCACGACCGGTATCAAAAACGCGAGCGGTACAGCGGTTGCAAGCAACGTTTACTGTGCAAAACTGGCAGGGCTTCTTGCAGGAGCACCGCTTGACCAGTCGCTTACGTATCACGTGCTTGACGATATTTCTGAAATTACAGAGAGCACTACGCCTGATACAGATATTGACGCA